GAAGTATACGACCTTGATTCAAATCATTTTGATATCAAAGAACCAGTAACAGGTTTTGGTTTTGAAGATCATAGTATTTTTAAAGATATGGGTTTGAAAAAGCATTCGTGCAAGTTTGCGCAGAGTGATGATCCAATGGTAAAAAGCCAGATTGCGCTAGAAAATGAAATGATTGAACTTTCAAAGAATGCGTTTTCAAAAGAAGAAATTAGATCAGCTATTTCATCAGCAAAATCTGAAAAAGACTTACAAGAAAAGTTAGCCATTTTGATGGAAAAGGATTCAGGAAACTTTGAACAGGTTTTAACCAAAGCCTTATTCATGGCTAAGATCAAGGGTTTTGTTGATGGCAAAGACTCCGTTTAAACCAAAAAATGGTTCATATAAGCAGATCATCAATCAATCCACACGTCGAGTAGGTACTTTGCCAGATGTTTTTTATGAAAAAATTCCAAAAGATTTAAGAAGCATAGCTTTTACAATTTCTGGAATTGAGCGAATGTCAACGATGGAAAAAATCCTTGAAGATTTAAACCAAGCCTTTGATAACAATATGACTTTTGAAGATTGGCAAAAAAATTTTAATGTAGACGCATTATCAGAATTATCGAATGCTAGGCGTGAAACAGTTTTTAGGACTTTCATGACAACGGAATACAATCGTGGACGGATAGAAGTAAGCTTGGATGATTCTAATGACTTGAATTCATTGCAATATCAAGCTATTTTGGATGACAGAACAAGACCGAATCACGCATCAAATGATGGAATAGTTAGACCAGTGAATGATGATTTTTGGGAAACGAACCTACCGCCACTTGGATTTAATTGTCGGTGCTTTGTGTTGAATGTTGACAGTGATACCAAAATCACTCCTAAGTCAAAGCTAGGCGCGAATTCTAGGAAACCTGACGAAGGTTGGGATTATAACAAAACTAATCCAAGCAAATCTTTAACCAGATATTATCGCGACAAAGCTAAAATCTTTACAAAAACACTATCCGAAGCAGTCAGCAATAGATTGCTACTTAGAACACAGGATCAAGATATCTGGTACGAAAAAAACAAAAAAGAGTTTACAAAAAAATAATTTTGAGTAACGATTGTTTGGGGGCTTTGTGAAATTCAAATCTGTAAAGAAAAAAGATTTATTTTTTAATGATCAATCTGATTTTCAATTATCTGATGACAGAAGCTTTACCGGCATAGCTTATTCAGGAAATGTTATTAAAAATCATCCGTTTTGGGGTGATTTGATTTTTGACATATCTACAATGACTTCAAAGAAACGCATTCCTATTCTTTCTAATCACGATATGGATAAGATTATTGGTTCTGGAAAATTATCATTCACAGATCATGTATCTGTTCAAGGTACGATCTCTAAAACAACAAAATACGGGCTAGAAGCATTCGCTTTGATTAAAGAAGAAGATTTTCCCATGCAAGAAAGTGTATACATTGAGCCAGAATCTATTCGTAATTTACAAAAAGGCGAAAAAGCTACAATCAACGGTCAACAATTAGTGGGTCCTGCCACAATTTTTATTGGTGGCAAAATAAAAGAGGTTTCACTTACACCATTGGGGGCTGACAGTGAAACTTCAACTACTGTTTTTAACAGTGAAGAAATTATAAAAATCATGGAGGAAAATATGGATGAAAATATGGAGGAAAATATGGATGAACAATTAAATAAATTTTCGGAGATTTTTGCTAAATCTCCGAAGGAAGCATTTGAGTTTGCATGTTCTTGTCAGAAGACCGAAGAAAAGGCATCTGACGAAGACAAAGACTTGAAAATAGATGAGCTTACAAAACAACTCAGCGAAGCACTAGACAAGATTAGCAAGATGGAATCTTCAGCAAAAGAAAAAGCATCTCTTGAGCGTAAAGCAAAAATTGAAAAAGTATTTTCTGACTTGATGATTACATTAAATCCTGAAATTCAAGAAAGCTATCTTGAAATGTCGGATGAAAAGTTTTCTAAAGTGATTTCTTCACTTGAAGCAGATGCGCTAGCGTTTTCTGAAAAGAAAAAAGAAGAACTTAAAAAACTTATAACATATCAAGAGCCAGCTAAGACAGATGAAATTGCTGATGAGCAAAAACTTTTTTCTTTAGCGCGAGAAATTCGTAAACAAAATCCGTCTATGGCTGTGGCAACTTCTCTTGAGGAAGCTAGAAAAAGTTTAAAAAAATAAGTAAGGAGTCTTAAAAATGGCTCAATATACCGAGCGTCTTTGGACTCAAACAAAAGACACTGAACAACTTACATTTGTTGCTGGTGTAGATTTACCTTTTCGAGAACTCGTTAAAGAATCTGCTCCAAACAGTGATGTTATGATTATAGCAACAGCATCTGATGCTATTGGATATGTAATATCTCCAAAAGGGGCTTTAGCAGGACAAAAAGTTGATATTCAAATGCTATATGGTTCTGGTTCTGGTGGTAGCGGTAGTCTTCCGTTGACTACAAACTCAATCACAGGTGACGGTCAGCTCGGAACTGAAATTCAATTAGTAAACGATCAACTAACTCCAGGTGTTTTGGAATACTACGGAACAGATGCAAGTGGTACAAAGGGATTTTATCCATTACCATCTGGAAGTAGTGGAGTAAACACATTCACTGCTGGTACGAACGTAACGAATACAGGAACAGCTTCTGATCCGATTGCCAATGCGTGTACGCAATCTCTTTTATTTCAAGGTGTAATTACAGATACAATTACATCAGATATTAACAACTGGAACCCTGCAGGATTATCCACTGCAAGTAAAGTTGTTATTGAAGGAGCAGGAAATTTTAAAATAACTGGATTGCAAGGCGGATCGAGCGGAAGATTTTTAATTCTGCAAAACAATTCAAGTGCACCGATCACTCTAAGTCCTGCTGATGTTTTGTCGTTACCTCAAAATTGGTTTTTATCAGAAGCAAATATTCCAGTTGTTATTGAGAATAACGGTATAGCATTTTTAACATATCAAGCTGGAATCGTTAATAAGTGGTATATTTTAAATCGCGCAAACAGAATTTTAAGAATCTATTTAGCAACAGCGCAAAGTTATCAAACACCTTCTGGTGGTGCCGTTGACGGGCAGATGTATGAAGTCATTGATCCGCCTGCTCCGTTTACGAGTTTTTATGCATGGGGAATAAAAGATCCTTCTTTTTTATCTAATCATTTAGCAAACACTGGATACGGTTATATCAATACAGTTGGAGGTCAGCTTTACGCTGAAGCAAAATTCGATGATTCATACACAAATTTAGTTGAATGTTACATTCCGCAATTCAATATAAAAGCTACAGCAACGTCAGGATATGGTTACAATTGTATTACTCAAATGGCTAATCTTGGATCAGTTACAATATCTAACTGCATATTTGATGATTGCAATTTAGAATTCAATTCATTTACAGCAATGATCAGCGATTGCAATTTCAGAAACGCAAATATCACGATGAATTCTGAAGGTTGTACGATTGTCTCAACAAACGTAACGATGGGATTGGGTTCTGGCGTTAATACAGAATTGGTTTTAGAAGAAGCATATATGAGCGGTTGCACAATTGCTTTTGGAACTTTTGATATCAAAGGTCAAATTTTAAATTCTTTTTTCGGTCAATCGTCAGATATAACAACAGAAATTGGTTGTCTAATAAATAGTTGCACATTTGAAAATTCAAACATTGTGCAAATGCAAAGAGATTGTGTGTTGGAGTTTTCTACATTTGACACAAATTCAAATTTAAAAAATATAAATGATACAGCCAATTTAAATTCTATTGTTTTAGAAAATGGAGCAAGTCTAAACACAGGACCAAACTCAGGAAGCGTTTACGTTAGAAGCAAGATTTCTAATTGTGTTTTTACTGGACCGCAAAACTTAACCGATTGTTATATCAATAATTATTCAAACAGCATTGATGCGTCAGCTGTAACAAACATGACAAACGTATATGTTGGTTGGCAAGCTAGCACAATTATATTTCCAGCATTTGACGTTATAAATAAAACGATCACGTTAGACAAATCTACTTACGAGTATGACTTAGACATAACTGGATTAACAAGCATTGACATGACCACTCTTGGTTACGATTGGGTAGGTGTTTGGAATTTAACTTCTTCCAATTCAACAGAAACAATCAGTCAAGTAATTTTATCATATGCTGATAGTATTATTGATTATACGTTTAAGCCGATAACTTCTGGACTTGACGTAACGTTTACGACAACGACATCTGCTTTAGCTGGAAACGATGATATTTTGTTGGAAGGTGGCTCGAATATAACCTTGCAATGTCAGGCTTGTAATGGTGGCATCATTTCAGATTTTCTAGTTTTGAAAAGAAGCAACAATGTTAACAGATCTGTGCATAACAGCTTGTTGCCTTAAAATTTAATACTTTTCATTTTTTAAAATCCAAAATCATTAACTTTATTTTAAAATAAGTATTGATGATTTTATTTATTTAATCAAAACTAAAAGAGTCAATCTTATTTTTTTTATTTAAAGGGGGAATTATGGGAGCATATGCAGTTACTAAAAATGTAGTAACTCAATCTTATAAAGTTGATGCGACAGTCACGCCCGTAGCTGGTGCGGATGATATCGCTCGATATCGTATTGTTAAACTATTATCAACAGGAGATCATACAATCATTTACGCAACAGATGCTACAGATATATATGCTGGTGTTACTGTTTGTGGTGGAAATGTTGGAGATATTCTTGACGTTCAACAAGGTGGTCTAGCTATCGTTGAAGCAGGTGGAGCTATTGCAGTCAATGACCCAATCATTGCTGGAACTGCAGGCGTTGCTACGACTGGAGCAGGTATTCGATTAGGTCAAGCAGTCACGTCAGCAACAAATGCTGGTGATTTAATTGTTGTTCAAATTGATCAAGGATAATTAGGAGAAAATTATGGAAATTAAAACAAACATTGTAAAATCTATAAACAATCAGTTTGCGCAAACACCATTTGATTACAATGGTTCACTTGCATCTGTAGCAACAGAGGTAAGAAATTGCAGAACTGACTATATTGCAGATTGTGTGATGCCATTTGTTGAAACGCCAACATGTCGTTTTTTTTATCACAACTGGAACACAACACAGCCGTATGAATTTGTAAATGATTACGCAGGTCAACTAGGTATCGTGCATGAAATTGAAAATCCAGAAACGGTTTTGAATTTCTCAAATGTAGAAGATCACGGACTAGATATGCGTATTACTTGGTGTATACAGCAAGCAATGCAAGCTGGTGCATGCGCTGGAGTTCCACAAAATTATATGGAAAGTTCAACAGAGCATTTGATGTCATTGCTAATGCTTAATCGTGAAAAACGGGTAGTTGATTTGATCTCAGATTCTGCATTATATCCAACAGGAAGCACAACAGCAATTCCTGCAGGTGATGAGTACAACTCAACATCGACACCGCTTGATCCGTTATCGCATTTGAGTGATATCATTGCAAACTCAAACATTAACTTTAACTGGATGGCAACGTCTAAGAAGATTGCATCATTTCTCCGAAGACACCCTTCATTCTTGGGAAACGTTGATGCTCGTGGTGTTGTAACAAATGAAGCTATCGCACAAACACTAGGACTAGATGGTTTTTGTGAAGGTCGATCTTTCGGAAATGTCGGTGGTACATTAACTCCTCTTTGGGGTGATTATATTTTGCTTTTCAGCAAAAATCCTGACTTTCAAGGTTCGACTGAATGTCCAGCACCAACTTTCGGATTCACTGCACGCAACGGTGGATTGTTCACAGGAACAATTCGCCAACCTCAAAACGGTTTGCGTGGAACAGATTATCTTCGAGTAGGTGAAAGTGTTAAGGAAGTTGTTACGAATTATCAATTCGGACATCTTATCACTAATGTTCTTGCATAATTGAATAGGGGATAGTGGCGAAGGTTAAAATCTTCGCCACTAAAAAATTATGTACGCAAACGCTCAAGATATGATTGATAGATTCGATGAGCAAGAACTCATTGAGACAACAGATAAAGGATTAGTTCAAACTAATGCTATTGTTGTCGCTCGTCTTGATTCTGCTATTTTAGATGCAGAAAATGAACTGAATGTTATTCTTTCATGTTGTTACGATCTTAGAACAATTAAAGCTGTATACGATGCAGGAAGATATATAGGAATTCTAAAACATTGGACATGTTATATAGCAAGAAAGCATTTATACACAGATCTTGAAAACGCAGAGAATCAAGTCACAAGAGATTATAAAGATTACGAGCAAGAAATTGAAAGACTATGCAAGTGTTCAGACTTGTACGATAACGAACTAAATTTAATTCCTAAAAAATCTTTTTCATCATTTTATGAAGATCCTGGATGTTACCCATCTTCGCAATGTTCTTGTAAAGATGAATGTTCTTGTAAGGCTGTGGTGTCATGGTCAGAATAAATTATTTAGAACCGCTTGTTAATTTTTTAAAATCTAGTCCAATTTTAAATGGTCATGGTATTCCAGACGTTCCAGATTTACAAGGTAGAAACATTTTTGTTTTTTCAGACTGGACTATTTTTAAAAATGCAAAAAGCTGGTCTTATGGCGTTATCATTAAACCACTTGAATCAAGAGTCAGTGTTGATGGTATTGTTCCGAACTGTAGAGTACCGATGTCTCATAGAGTTATGATCGGTGTTCAAGTGAAAAATGCAAGAAACACGCAACAACATTTTCAGGAAGATATTCAAGCTGGTATTACTTCATTTACTGGAGCGTATCCGCAAGCTTCAAGATTAGAAGAGTTAGTGAGAGATACAATACTTGCTTACAATATTTCAATCGAACACGATGATTTTTTAAAACCTTTGACTTTGGTAGAATTACCAGAGCCAGAGGAAAGTGATGGGTATCTAATGATGCCTGCAATTTATGAAACTAAATACGTCTTTTAAAAGGGGGAAATATGGCTTGTGATATTAAATGTTGTTTTATTGGTAACGGGATGGTGTATATTCAGAAGCAGGTAAATTTTTGTCCTACGCTTTTAAATCCTAATCCTAATCCATTGTTGCCAGTTGGCAACGTTACAGAATTAAACATATCTTTTGAAACGAGTGAAGAAACAGTACCGAATTTGACAGATGGTTCTTTTGGAAACTATTGCTCACTTCAAAGACTTGAGCAAGTGAACTTAACAATGAATATGTCGTGTTTCAAAACAAGAAACATTGAACTAGCTATGGCAGGTCAAACAACTGAAGTATCAGCTGGAACAGTAACAAACGAACAACACTATGTACAGGATGAGTGCGAATTTGTTCCAACAGCGCATATTATCAACCGTGCGCAACCAGTTGTTGTAACTGGTCCGAGTGGTTCACCTGTGTATACAGAAGGAACTGACTACGCTATAAAAGGTGATGGTATTTTACTTCTTGAAGGAACAACAATTACGTTGCCTTCAATTATTGAAATTGATTACCAGTATCTTGCTCAACAAGATATTGATCTAGCGCAAGTACCGTTCACTGATTACACAGTTCATGTGTCAGGCGTGAACGCTTCAGATGGTTCGATTTTCTCTGAAACATTTTATCGTGTGAAATTTGGTCCAACTGATGTAGCAAATATGATTTCTACAACTTTTGGATCATTAAATGTAACAGGTGAAGTTCTTAAGGATGATTGTAACCTTGATGCGAATGGGAATGCTAAAAGAGCAACATTTAAAATTCTAGCCTAAGCAAAGGATCAGCATGAATGAATCTTGCTGTTATTATGGCTACGGAAAACTATATCTTAGCCCTACCCCATTAACTACGGGGTGGGGCTATGATTATGGAATCGGCTATGGTGGCGAATCAGCAGGCATCCATATTGGTAGACCGCTTGGAAACAGCACTGAACTAAGCGTAAACATATCTTATCCATCAGACACAAGTCTTGATCTAGACGTTCCGTATAAAGACAATTGTTTTGATCCTGATTCTGTAACGATTCAAATCAATCTATCGTGCGCGTCACCTAAAAATACTGAACTTGCTTTTTTAGGAAGACATGAAGAAATTTTGATAACAGAGACAGGCGTGACAGATCAGCCAGTGGTTCCAGCATTTGGGTCAAGTATTCAATCTGGTGATTTTATAGCATTTGTTCATCCTATTGTTAATGCTTCGAGCGTAGTAGTAAAGCGAGATGATACGCTTGCTACGCTTACTCTTGGCTTAGATTATTTTGTCGATAAAACAGGAATAACCATGATGATAGGTTTTAATTCAAACATTGGATTATTGATTTCTTATCTATACAACAATCAGCAATACACATCGGTTCAAGCGTTGATAAATCCACGTCAAACCTATGGATTATTCTTTAAAGGTCGTAATGCAATGAATGATGAACACAAATTGGTTAAATTTTTTAGGGTAAAGTTTGATCCTATTCAAACTTGGTCATATATTGGTAACGGTATACTTACGCTACCATTGACAGCTAGAGTTTTACCAGTTCACTACTCTGGCTCTGGAATAACAGATTTTTTCGATGAAAGGACAATTTATGCTTGAAGATATTTTGGAGCCACAAGAAAAAACTTTTTTACACAAAGAAAAAGAATACGTCATCAAACCGATGAACATTATCAAGACTGATAAGGTTTTGAAAATTTTACCTACATTTGATCTTTTGAAAAATCCAACCGATTCGATTTTGAAATTGATTGGTTCAGATTTAGATAAAGTGATTGCGATTGCTATAGAAGCAAGCGGTATTCAAAAAGATGTTATATATAATATGCAACCGCATCATTTAGTTGATCTGCTACAAATGATTATTGAAGTGAACAAACCAAGTTTTTTTTTAGCATGGGAAAAGATAACCAAAGCAATGACAAGCCAGTCGACTGGAAGCGAGCAATCCAAACCCTTGTCAGCAAAGGACACAGCATAAAGGATATAAAGAATTATACAATGAATCAGATTTTTTGTTTTTATGAGGCAATCATGGAGGAAAAGTTAGAAGAGATAAAACAAAATGTAACAGTTCAGGCGATAGCTATGAGTGGTGACGGAAAACAAATTAAAAGATTCATTAAAGAATTAGACGGACAACCGCCTGAGATGATGCAGATAATAAAGGAGACTTAAAAAAATGTCAGCAATAACAGAAAAGATGGGACTCAATTATGATCTGAACGGATCAGAAGTTGACTACTTTACAAAGCTAAATGAAAACACGTTAAAGATAGATGCGTTTTTACCTTTATGCGTAATATCTCAAATTCCGTTAGCGTCGCTTCCAGCATCACCAAGCGATGGTGACATATATATTGTAGATTCAAGTTTGATTTATATAAGACAGCAAGGATCATGGTACACGTTTAACCTGCCTTGCGGTATAACTTTTTACGATCAAGCGTTGTCGAATTTTTATAAATATGATGGAACGACTATTTTTATTGATACCGGAACAAATGGAGTTCTTGATGCTACTAATGTTGGTGGTCAAGTCGAAGTTTATAAAAATAAAATATCAGGAATTTTAAATTTTAAAACTTTAGAAGCTGGCGCAGGAGTAACCATTGATG